GCCGTAGTAGCGCACCAGTAATCCCACGTCAGGTTGCGGGGATCCAGTACTTCCGACATTATGGGTTACCCGTGCTGCGGACGTCGCCGGTCGTCAGTGACAGCAGCACGCTGCCGGTCTGGTAGTCCCCGTTCTCGGTGTTTGACTCAAACCGCAGCCGCATCTCGCGGCGTTGCTCGCGCATGTCGATCTTGAGCGTGCTGGGCGTGAAGGTGAACGGGTCCGATTCTCGGTTGACGTCCTCCGCGTAACCCCGGCCCGTGACCACCACGGTCATGTCCCCGGTCTGCACGAAGTCCGGCTCGACCCGCTCGATCCTCGTCCACAAGTTGTCGCCCGGCTTCTGGGTAGCCCCCACCGTGCCGGTCAGGAAACCCAGGTTGGCCGTCTCGAAGTAGCTGCGAATGGCGTTGACAGAGGTCAGGAAGATCTCGTTGGTGCCCGTCTCGTGCTGCCAGAGCGTGTAGTCCCCGGTGCTGTTGGCGACGTTGCCGGCCCAGATGGGCTTGGGCAGAACCTCGGAGAACACGCCGGCGGAGCGTTGGGCGCCGATCGCTTCGCCCGCGTCGTACCACGTCTTCTCGCGCACGTTGTAGATGACCGCGTCGGTGCACTCGGTGGCGGCACCCTTGGGGTAGAACCACCAGATCTCACCGTACCGGGGGATCTTGGTGGCCCAGACTTTCTGGCGCTGCGCAAAGTTCAGGTTGTCGAAGAAGTAGTTCTGGTTGACGTCGTTCTGGATCTCTTGGACCACGCCGTTGTACATCAGGAACCGGTCGACGCCGGCCCAGTAGAAGATGCCGTCATACTCGATCACCGACTTCGACGACATGATCGACGTCTGGCTGCTGATCAGGTCGTAGGTCCAGTAGAAGTTCTGGCCCCCCGCCGACGTCGGCGCAAAGCTCACCCGCACGAGGGAGTCGGTGGACCAGAACAAGCCGCTGGGCGACGAGGAGCCGCCGCGCAGGGGCAGGCCGCAGACGATCTTGCCGGTGGACGTGTTGTTGGCGTTGGCGTCCGCCGAGACCCAGTTGTCGAAGTCACCGGCGCTGGAGTTCTGGATCAGTCCGTTGTTGCCGTAGACGAACAGGTACGGGTGCAGGACCACGCAGCCGCCCGACACCGCGATGTTGTTGTCGAACGTGGCCGTGATGCTTGCCGTCGTAGTCGCAGCGGCGGACATGACCACCGCCAGCAAGGTCACCGAGACCACCGTGGTGCCCGAGGGGATGCCCGAGCCGGTGATGGTCTGACCGGCGCCCACGCGAGCGTTGAGCGCCGCCAGGGTGAAGGTGGTCGTGCCGTTGATGCTGCCGGCTGCGGTGAACACCCCAACCTTGGACATCGTCAGGCCGCCCGGGGTACCCGGGAAGACGCCGCGCAGCACGGGCGTGTTCACCGTGGACGTGATGGCTAGCAGGTTCTGTCCCGGGTGCGCCACCAAGTTGTTGGTCGCGCTGCCGGTCGAGTCGTACCCAATGTCGAACTGCCAGAGGTTCACGTCGCTGACCGTGAAGTTGCTCAGGGAGTAGGCGTAGGGCCCCGTGCCGATGCCGTTGTCCGTGTCGGTGACCCACTGCTCCAGGCCCGCGCTGTAGCCCGAGACCACGTAGTTCAGGCCGTTGGCGGCGGACATAGCCATGCCGCGCGAGATCCCGGTCGCGTTCAGGAAGGAGCCGGTGTACCCGCCGATCTTGCGCGGCAGGCCGCGCTGGAAGCGCACCCACTCGCCGTCGTTGTACCGGGTGCTGGCGAGCGACGTCCCGTCCCGTTGGATGCCCGGGAGGGCCGTCATCGAGATAACCTTCTGTGTCAAAACGTGCCCCCGCCGATGCCCACCGGGATCGCAAACCCGGTGGCGCTGAGTGTGGCCGCGTTGGCGCCTGCGATCGTGAACCCGATCTGCGCCGACGCCGGCAGGTAGATGCCCGTGGACAGGTTCGAGATGAAGTTCAAGGGCGGCGCTGCGACGGAGCCCGCATCGAGCGTCAGCCCGGTCACCACGCCCTGGGCGGTGCTGTTGGCGTTGTAGACGTTGGTGCCGTCGCAGACCGCCATCGCGGTCTTGCCCTGCGCCACCACGACCGTGGCGCCGCCGACCACCGCCGTCTTGAAGGTCAGGGTGAAGGCCCCGGTGGTGTTGTTCGTGAACGAGTAGAGCTGCACCGTGGAGGGCACCACGATGATCTGGTTTGAGGTCAGGACCCCCGTGTACTCCTGGACCGTGTTCGACGCCTGAGACGACGAGAGGGTCGTGGAGCCCCCTGTCACCGCCAGCAGGAGCTGGGTGTAGGCGAAGGTGTTCGAGCGCCCGTAACCGAACGTGTTGAACGTCGAGCCGTTAGACGCGATCACCAGGGACTCGGTGAGCTGGAGCTGCTGCGAGGCGTTCCCGTCGATCGTGTCGGTGCCCTGCGGCGTCAGTGTCAGGACACCGGTGCCGTTGTTGCGGATGTTGCAGAACCAGTTGTTGCCCACCGTGGCCGCCGGGGGCAGCGTGATGGCCCCCACCCCGCTACTCCACACCAGGAACTGCGCCCGGCTCGTGGTGGTCAACGTGATGTCGGAGAACAGGGCCGTGACCGGGTACGCTTGGTTCAGGGTCAGGTTGATGGGGGTCAGGCCGTACCCGGCCAGCGCCGAGGCGTTGGCTGTCGATGTACCGGCACCGAACGTCACCGAGGCCCAGGTGCCGTTGATGGTCGCGTTGCTGGTCAGGAAGATGAACTGGGCGATGCCGGAGGCGATCGCGATGATCGTGTTGCCCGAGGTGTCGGTGACCGTGAAGGTGTTGGCGCCGACGTTGCGCACCAGCACCGACTGCCCCGTCGAGACCTGGGTGGCCGGCGGCAGCTCCAGCTTGAGCGAGGCGACGGTCGCGGTGACGTCGATGATGGCGCTTGCCACGTCCCCCTGGTTGCCGTTGATGGGCCACTCCAGCGCCGTGTCGACGCTTATGGAGAGGTCCTCGTAGCTGACCTGGGACGGGCTGATCGTCTGACCAGTGAACGGATTGACGTAGGTGGTCATCAGGAGTCCTGTGCAACGGTTTGGCGGTCGCCTATGCGCAGCGCGTCCTCCGACTTGAGCGCCGTCATGGCCTCGGTGAAGAGCTGCGCCCACACCGCCAGCCGGGCGTCGTCCTTGAGGAAGGGCGCGGTCTGCTTGAGCGTGCCGAACAGCATCGCGTTGGGCGCGTTCTGGGTCAGCCAGTTGGTCTGGTTGGTGGACGACAGCGGCGGCAGGCGGGTGTAGCAGAGCGCCTCGAAAGCGAACGCCGAGGCCGGCGTGGGCGCGATGAACCAGTGGTCGTAGTCGTAGTCGGCGTAGTACACCGGGGTGTCGGTGGCCGTGACGTCGGGCCAATACGAGCTCAGGTATTCGAGCTTGCGCAGGTAGATGGGCTGCTTGGCGCCAGCCGCCGTGGTGAGGGTCATTGACACCGTCTTGCGCCACCGTGCCGGCTTGGCGATGACCGGGTTGCTCGCCGTCATGTTCGACGTCACCACCTCCATCTGGCCCAGCGTCTTGATCTCCTGGGCGATCTCAAACTCCGCCATGGTGATGGCGGTGGGAATGAATTCGACAACAGCCGGGTCGCTGCGCTCCAGGTACTGGAGCACGAGGCTGGACAGGCTGTCGTAGGTGAGGACGTAGGACGGTGTGGTCATCGGGGATCCTGGCGGGGTATTTTAGCGGTGTAGGACCACCAGCGGTAGTGCCGTCAGGACGCCACCAAAGCACGTTGCGGCAGCGTCTAGGAACTCCACTCCGTGCGGCCCCTGCGTGAGCTTGCCCGTTGCCCGCCAGTTGATTACCGCGTCACTGATCTCCTTGGCAACAGCAAACGCAGCAACCACGCCAGAGGCAATGGCAAGGCTATGAGAAGCAAAGAAGGCGACGTTGAAGATCAAGGCCCCATACAGCGCATGGTTGGCTTTGTCTGGGGGCAGTTGGGGTAGGTTCATATCAGTGCCTTGGGCTTTAACTCAATCCGCAGTGCGCTGTTACTGCCCTCCAACATCACCGCTTCTGGCGGGATTAGGCCGCAGTGCTTCAGGGCAGCAAAGGTGTGCGGGTTGCTCATGGCATTGCGGAGTTTGGCAGGCGATGGCCGACCGTTGGCAATGATCTCAGCTTGGATGTCCTTGCCGATAGTCACTGTGAACTCGTTTGCTGCGTTGGCCTCAAACATCTGCTCGTCGGTGTAGCCTGGGATGCGTTCGGCAATTTCGTACAACTCAGCCAAGAGACGCTTGAGCATCTCAATCTCTTCCCGGTTCAACTGGAAGGCTTCTGTCTGCGCGGGTAGGTGAGACTCAAGCTCCAACAGTTCAGACTGCTTGACTAGGATTACATGGGGTAGAGCGTCAATGCGGATGAGGTGTTCAATCTCCAAGACCAATGCCTGATGCTTCAGATCAGCTACTTTCTCTAGCGCAGCAGCCCGTACCCGGCCTTCTAGGAAACCCTTGAGGGTTTTGATCTTCTCCCAAGGAGTCTCCCCGATGACTTGGTATCGGTAGTTGAATTCTGAGTTTAGTTTGACTGCCATGTGATTTACGAATATGAATAATTAGCGGCGTAAAGGGTATTTCTAGCAGTGCCAACACCTGTAGTATCCGTTGCCACTACGCCTGTATTAGAAACAAGATTAGACATTGAAAGGTCAGACCCGTTATACCCATATCCAAATATAGCCTTATCACCACCATAACTTGCGGCAGCAATATACGATCTAGCAGTTCCCACGCCTGTAGTATCAGAAGCAACTACACCAGTATTTGAAACGAGGTTGGTCATTGAAACAGGAGAGTTAACTGCGGCGCTATTGTTGCCATAACCTATAATTGCTTTATCCCCGCCATAGCTTGCTCCTGCTGGGCCTAACCTTGCTGTGCCAACTCCTGTAACGTCATTTCCTACAACGCCAGTATTTGACACAAGATTGGATATTGCAGTAATGCCACCGGTCCAACCATACGCAAATATGGCTTTGTCAGTGCCATAACTTGCAGACGAAAGTTGAGATCGCGTAGTTCCTACCCCAGTTGTGTCAGTAGCAATTACGCCCGTACTTGAAACTAAGTTACTCAATGATACTTGGGTACTAGTGTACCCGTAAGCAAATATGGCCTGCCCAGTACTGCCGTAACTAGCTGCATTAAGTATGTATCTTGCAGTGCCAACGCCTGTGGTATCTGCGGCAACTACGCCTGTATTGGACACAAGGTTACTAAGAGAAACAACTCCCGTAGTGTAACCATAAGCAAAAATAGCTTTGTCACCACCGTAACCCGCTCCAGCTTGTCCTGCTCTAGCCGTAGCAACAGTAGATGTGTCTCCAGCCACTACGCCGGTATTAGACACAAGATTGACTATTGATGTGGGCCCCGTACCAAACGCAAACATAGCCCGCTGAGTAGCAGTGCCGCTAGGGTAGGTAGGCCCAAGGTTCGGGAACGCAGCAGTCGGCGGGGTGAACGTGGCCGTGTACCGGCCTATGCCCTTGGTGACTCGTAAGTCGTCAATGTAGCCGTTAAAATATATTGGAGAAGACTCAATATTCCTGCCTATTACAAAGTTTCCTGTAGGATTTTGAGCGTTTGTGTTAGCCGCGCTGTAAACTTGAACACCTGCAATAAACAACTTTAGCACACCAGATGTACGCGATACCGCTACATGCGCCCAGGCATTTAACGTAAGACCTGACGAAGATAGCTGCACACCACTAGCGTCATACCAATAAATTTTTCCTGTAGTTATGTCAATGAATAAACCGTAAGATGAAACAGTACCGCCGCTTCTTGCCTCTATGAGGGTGTTATACCCGGCAAAACTGTTGGGGTATACCCACATCTCAATTGTAAAATCGCCGGTGCCAAAGCTAAACAAAGTTTTGTTTGGCGTAAGCAAGTAATCCCCCGTCCCGTCAAACTTCATAGACCCAGTACCATACTTAAACACGCTGGTGCTGATCTGAGCGTCGGCCACCGTCTCAAGGTTATTGAGCATGGTGTTGTCGTAGATCGCCCCGTTGCTCATGCCCAGCAGCAGTGCCGTGTTCGTGACTGCGGTCAGTGGCGCTGTGGGGGGAGTGAACGTCGTTGTGTAGACTGCTGTGCCCTTGACTACTCTAAAGTTAGAAATGTAACCAGCTTTTCCTGCCGAGTACACTCCATAATATGCAGCATTGAGTACTAGGCCATTTCCAGCTATGCCGGTGAATGATGTGGTATTTGTAGCACTTCCAATAGAAATGCCGTTAACATATAGTACAGTATTATTAGTACCACTACCACTACGGACTAGTGCAATATGACACCATGTATTAGCAACAATAGCACTAGCAGTGGCAATCATTATGGTATTATTATTAGTCCACGGACGCAAAGTGCCATCAGACCCATAATAAAGCAACAACCCATTTTGTCCTACGTCTGAATTACCGATGCAAAATAAGTCAGAATTTCCGGATATAGTAGTAGGATTCCACCAAAATTCAATTGTATAGTCACTTGGTAATGCGTAAGCCGCACTGTTAGGAACAGTAAGATAATCCCCCGTCCCATCAAAGTACGCAGACCCACCGTTAGTAGCAACAGAGTAGGGGTAGGTAGAGACAAACGGATTGAACGAGCCTTGGGTCGTGTTGCCGTTGCGGGTGACGGTGAAGTTGTTGGTGCTACCGTCTAGGAACGTGTTGTTCTGCCCGCCATTGACCCCGTCCCCGTGCAGGAGCATAGAGACGAAAGGCCAGTACACATCTGTGACCTTGGCGAGTGCGCCAGTCAGAAACGAGTTGAGTGCTGCGAACATTATGCGAACGCCTGGGCTGCGTTACCGTACCAGCTGGTGCCGATGTAGACAAAGCTGAGAATGTCTTCTGCACTGGCTGTTGCTGTGATTGTTGGCGCAGTACCACCGGGCCATTTGACGCCGGTAAAGGTGGCTGTGGTCATGCCTGTTGCGGCCTGCGTCAAGCGTAGGATGAACGAATTGCCTGCTGTAGGGGAAGTCGGCATGGCAAATGTGCAAGGCGTTGAGGCCGTCAGCGTAGCGGTGACAACTGTGCCTGCCGTGATGACGATTGTTGCCGTGCCTGTAACCGTTCCCAGCGCAGCTACTGACTCAACGTAGCCCGAGATCGTGGGGGTTGTCAGCGTTGGCGAGGTAGAGAAAACCAGATTCGTGCTGGTCGTCCCCGTGGCACCAGAGGCTGTGTAGCCCGTGATGTTGTTGAACGATGTGATGCTGGCTGTGGTGGCGTTGGTGCCCCCGTTGGCGACCGCCAGGGTTCCTGCCAGGGTAACTGCACCAGACGTAGCAGAAGCCGGTGTAAGGCCCGTGGTGCCCCCAGCAAAGGTCGTTACGTTGGTCGTTGCGGCGTTGCTTGCCAACAGCTTGACCGTGCCCCCGGCATTCTTGAAGTACAGCTTCTCGTCGGTGATGTTGAGAGCAAGCTCCCCCGAGACAAGGTTGGTGTTGACCGGTACAGCCGCTGCTGTAGTCGTGAAGTACAACGAAATTGGGGTAAAGCCTGTTGCTGCCATCGTAGTTCCTTAAAATGTGCCGCCTGAAATGCCGCCAATAGCGGCTAGTTTCTTGGCTATGTAAACGCCACCAGCGACCGTCATAGCCCCGGTTGTGCTTGATTGTTCAGTCGTAGCGGTAATTGAAACAGTGCCCGAGCTATCAATCCGCATCCGCTCAGTAGGCGAAGAAGCCCCGTCTGCCGTAGTGCTGAAGAGAAGGCGACCGGGCATGTCGTTTGTGCCGGGGGTGCCGTCTACATGCGCTTCAATGCGTGAAGCCTCAATAAAACTTGTGCTATCCCAACCAAAACCACTAAATTTACCAAGACTGTCACCACTATTTACTGAGGCCCCGCCTGTGCGGCGGCGACTTGTAGCAATCGTGGGGGATGTTGCGGCTGCGTTAGAGCCCGCACTTGTAAAAATGCCAGCGGAAGATTCAACATAAAAAGGATATGCCGTTGTAACCGGTGTCAATGATCCTATAACTACGTTTCCACTTGCATCAATCAAAAACGGCGTAGCATCAGGATTAGTAGTATCCTCAACCAGCAAAGCATTACCCGTACCAAGCTGCGTAATACGCAAGGCAGCGTTGGTGTTGTCGGTTACGCTAATGATGGCGTTGCCGCTTAACGTTGATGTGCCTGTGACACCAAGCGTTGTGCTGGCTGTGATCGCTGCGGCAGCTAGGGTGCCGGTGAAGGTGGGGGACGCCGAGAAGACTAGGTTGGTACTTGTGGTGCCCGTGGCCCCGGCAGCGGTGTAGCCGGTGATGTTGTTGAATGAGGTAATGCTGGCAGTGGAGGCCCCTGTGCCTCCGCTGGCAACGGGCAGTGCGGTAGTCAAGCTGAGAGCATTGGCCGACAGCGTGGTGCCGTTGAACGTCAGGTTGGCCGACCCGGCAAACACGCCGCTTGCGTTGAACTGCACCTGGGTGTTTGTACCGCCCGCACCTGTCACCCCAAACTGGATGAACACGATAGACGTAGTGCCTATGGTGATCGGGGCGGGGGTTTGCTGTACCCAGGCCGTATTGATGTTTACAGTGCCAGCGGTAATGTAAATGTAGTCGCCTGCACCTATCTGGGTAGATGAGGTGCCTACGGTGTTGTAGTCCGCTGCGCGGGTCAGGACGTATGCCGTAGACCCATTGCCCACTGTCGTGACAACGTACACACCGTTGTTCGCACCAGCAACTTCGTTCTTGACCAGAATGCGCTGTGCCACAACAACGACATTGGAGTCCACCGTAAGAGCACCAACCGCGTTGCCCGTCAGTGTGGCCCCCACACCAGCAGTGCCGTTGTTGTAGGTGTTGGCGGCAAGTGCTGCTGCCGTTGCGTATTGAGCCGCAACGTGGAAGTTCAGCCCAGCAACAAGCGTGTCGACGTAAGCCTTGTTGGCTAGGTCAAAGGCGGCAGAAGGCACCGCTGATACCGTGCCGCTGGTCAACGCGACCGAGGTCAGGTCAGTATTAACGCCCTTTAAAGCAAAGGGTGCCCCAGCAGAAGTAGAAGAACCTGTGCCGCCATTGGCAATATCAACAGTACCTGAAAGACTGTGCGTTGCATTCCAGTTAGAAGGGCGAACTACCGTAGCGTCCCCGCCATCGGCAACTGCGCTGACAAACGGGTGGGTTACGGTAACGGCCATTTTGTACTCTTAAGCAATACGGATCAGAGCAGTGGAAGCAGCGGCAACCGGCATCTGGACAGTGAATGTACCTGCCGTAGAAGTCTTATCCGCACCAAAGTCTAGAACTGCAATTGCTGCGTTTGATTTGCTGCTGTCGTAGATCAACGCCCCACGAGCCGTAATGGTAGCCGTAGTCCAACTAGAGTCACTGAAGGTGATCCAGGCGGTAGTGCCTGAGTAACTGATAGCATTACCCGACAGTGTGTTCCCACCAATCGTGTAGCCGGTGCCGACAACCTCAAACGCCCCTTGCCCCGTAGTGGCGACATAAGCCGTGGTCGTTGCATCCAGCGTAGCTGAGTTAGTGTACAGAGCAATCTTCATCGTGTCGGTCAGCGGAACATAAGTCCCCGTCAGAAAGCCGACCTTGGCTGAAGTGCAGAAAGCGTTGCCAGTAAAAGCCATGATAGTTCCTTAGATAACTTGAGTGCGGACTTGCCCGCTACGATATGCGTCCTGCCGCAACTTACCATCACCTAGGTTCTTGAGAAGCGTAAGCCACTGCTTGTACTGCGCGTCGTACATAGCAACCAAATCGGGCTCACCCTTCATAAACCGGATAGCTTCAACCATCACCGCATTAAACAACGCAGAGTCAAAGTTGTCACCAAGCCAGGAAGTGCCCGCTGTCACAATGGAGACAGGGTAGTAGAAGTAATGAAGC